TAAAATATCTTTTCAATTATTTCCATTTCAAGAGAAAACTCTAACAGAGTTTAAGAATAATCGATTTAACATTGTATTAAAATCAAGACAGACTGGTATATCAACTCTTTCTGCTGGATTTTCTTTGTGGAAAATGTTATTCAACTCAGACTTTAATGTGTTGGTTATTGCTACAAAACAGGAAGTTGCTAAAAACCTCGTAACCAAAGTAAGGGTAATGCATGAACTCTTACCAACATGGTTAAAGGGTGGAAGTTTAGAAGATAATAAACTTTCCCTACGATTAAAGAATGGTTCCCAAATTAAAGCAATTGCTTCTTCACCAGATGCTGGACGTTCCGAAGCACTCTCCCTACTAATTTTTGATGAGGCTGCATTCATTGATGATATCGATGATATATGGGCATCTGCTCAATCTACCTTATCAACGGGTGGTAGTTGTATTGCGTTATCTACTCCTAATGGTGTGGGTAATTGGTTCCATAAACAATGGGTGGGATCGGAAGAAGGAACTAATCCATTTGTTCCAATAAAATTACATTGGACGGTGCATCCAGAAAGAGACCAGAGTTGGAGAGATGAACAAACTAAATTGTTAGGTCCAAAGATTGCTGCTCAAGAATGTGATTGTGATTATATTTCATCTGGTGATACCGTAATTGATCCTGAAACACTTATGTTCTATAAGGAAACATATTGTAAGGAACCTGTTGAGAAGGGATATATAGATGGAAACTTATGGAAGTGGGAATATCCAGACTTCCAAAAATCATATATGGTTGTAGCTGACGTTGCGAGAGGTGATGGAGCTGACTTTTCAACTGCCCATGTCATTGAAGTAGATACTGCAACTCAGGTAGCAGAATACAGAGGTAAGTTGGAAACGAGAGATTTTGGAAACTTTTTAGTATCACTGTCCACAGAATACAATGATGCTCTCTTAATAATTGAAAACGCAAATATTGGTTGGGCAGTAATTCAACAGGTGATAGATAGGGGATACAAAAACCTATTCTATATGAGTAAGGACTTGAAGTATGTAGATGTTGAGCATCAAATAACTAACAAATACAGAGCAGAAGAAAGGGGATTGGTTGCAGGATTTTCAACTACATCTAAAACCCGTCCTTTGATTATATCCAAATTGGATGAATACTTTAGAGAAAAGACTGCTACAATTCGTTCTATACGATTGGTGGATGAATTATTTACATTTATATTCGTAAATGGTAGAGCAGAAGCAATGCGAGGTTATAATGATGACTTGGTAATGGCATTTGGTATTGGATTGTGGGTTAGAGATACTGCATTGAGATTGAGACAGCAGGGTATAAACCTAACCAAACACGCATTAGGTGGTATTGGATCAAACACTTCTGTATACGATGGAATGTATGGTGCAAATGATATCGAAGATAACCCTTGGAAAATGAAAGTGGGGGATGGTATTGAAGATTTAACGAAATGGTTGTAGTTTTAAGTTTTTTTATATTTATAGTATAACCTAAATAATTATGAGATTACTTACTGAAAATAAAAAGGTTCGTATAAGTGAAGGATTGAATTGGCACATAACTAATAAAACTCCTTTGTATGAAAATGTATATAGATTTGGTAGTAAAAACTATTTCCGTCTTTTTAACGAAGCGAGAAACTTATATAATAAAGGGTTGTTAGAAATAAGTTCTTCACTTGATAGGTGGTTGATGAAAACCGATATTGGAAAGTTGGGTTTATACGAAGGTAAATTGGTAATGTTAGATATACCAATACGGATAACCGAAGCTGAATATCAAGGTAAAGATGTTGAACTAAATAAACCCAAAAGAAGTTCAGGTCCTAAAAAATACAAAGTGTATGTAAACAACGATAAGGGAAATGTAGTAAAAGTAAACTTTGGGGATGTTAAAGGAGGATTGACGGCAAAGATAGATGACCCGGAAGCTAGAAAGGAGTTTGCAAATAGACACGATTGTAAAAGTAAAAAAGATAAAACTAAAGCAGGTTATTGGAGTTGTAATCTCCCACGCTATTGGAAAGCATTGGGTGGTAGTGATAATATGAATACTTATTGGTAATGAAAGCGTATACTGAAAGTATAAAAAGTGAATATATAGTAAGAGAGTTCGATGCTAATATAGATGTTAATGAATTAGTTTGGCATAGAGATAAAAAGGATAGAGTAGTTGAAGTGGTAAGTGGAAAAGGTTGGAAGTTTCAATTGGATAATCATTTACCAGTAGAATTAAAAGAGGGAATGGTATTAAAAATACCTAAAGAGACGTTCCATAGAATAGGTAAAGGGGATACGAAATTGGTTATAAAAATTAAAGAATAAAAAAAATGGCAGAACAAACTGATAGAAACTTTTTTGGTAGGTTAAAGAAATTATTTTCAACAACTGCAATTGTAAGAATTGATAAGGAGGGCAACCGAAAGGTTGTGGATGTTGAAGAACGTCAAACAAACACAAACCTTTTACAATTAAAAGATAGATATACTAAACTACAACGCTCTTTCTACGAAACGCATGCAGGTGCTCAATCTATGGCATATCATCAAGTTCGTAGAGAACTATTTAGAGATTACGATGCGATGGATAATGACCCAATCATTGCTTCTGCGTTGGATATCTATGCGGATGAGAGTACAACTAAAAATGAATTTGGTGATGTATTGCAAATCCGTTCATCAAATGAAAATGTAAGAGAGATACTACACAACTTATTTTATGATATTATAAACATCGAGTTTAACCTCTGGCCTTGGACAAGAAACTTGGTAAAGTATGGTGACTTCTTTTTAGGATTAGAAATTGCAGAAGGTAAAGGTGTTATAAATGTAATACCGCAATCAGTATACTATAGTGAAAGAGTTGAAGGGGGAGACCCTAACAATGCAAACTCTGTAAAGTTTAAGGTGGAGCAAGATAGAACGGGTAAGCTTGAATGGGAGAACTATGAAATGGCACACTTCCGTTTATTATCTGATACTAACTTCTTACCATACGGTAAATCTATGATTGAAAGTGGTAGAAGAATTTGGAAACAATTATCTCTAATGGAAGATGCGATGTTAATTCATAGAATTATGCGAGCACCTGAAAAGAGGGTATTTAAGATTGATATAGGTAACATACCACCTCAAGAAGTGGATAACTATATGCAGAAGATTGTGAACAAAATGAAAAAAATACCTTTTGTAAATAAAGATACTGGTGATTATAACTTAAAATATAATATCCAAAATCTAACAGAGGATTTTTATTTGCCTGTTCGAGGTGGAGATAGTGGAACATCCATAGAAAACCTAACAGGGTTGGAATATGCAGCAACAGAAGATATTGAGTTTTTACAGAAAAAATTATTTGCTGCATTAAGGGTTCCAAAAGCATATCTTTCCTACGATGAAAATATAAATGGTAAGGCTACTTTAGCTGCGGAAGATGTACGCTTTGCTAGAACGATTGAAAGAATACAGAGAACAATAGTTAGTGAATTGACTAAAATTGCAATAGTTCACTTAGCAGCTCAAGGAATTGATGATGCTGAAATGGTAAACTTTGATTTATCATTAACAAACGCATCTACAATCTATGAGCAAGAAAAAGTAAATCTCTGGTCTGAAAAGGTAAGATTAGCAACTGATATGGCGGCATTAAAGATGTTATCTAAAGATTGGATATATTCTAACTTATTCAATCTAAGTGATGATGATAGAGATGAAGAGCGAGGTAAAATAATAAATGACTTAAAGGATACATTCCGCTACAATTCTATAGAGAATGAAGGTAATGATCCAGCAGCTCAGCCAGAACCAACAAAGGTGGAGGAAGAATTGGAAGAGTTGAAAAGAGAAATCTCAAACAGAGGATCTGGAGGAGCTGAAGGTGGTAGACCTAGAGAAGGTAATACCTATGGTAAGGATAAGCATCCGTATGGTAGAGACCCATTAGGTGATAAAGAAAACCACTCAGCAAGAAAGAGAGAAAACTACAATGGAGTAAGTAATAAAAAAATAGCGCGTGAATATATAAATGGAATTTCATCAAAAAAGAAAATAATTACAGAAAAAAGTAACCTTTTAGATGAAAAAAATTTGTTAGATGATGATAAAATTTAACAAACATAAAAATTATTATATTTATATGTGTTATATAGAATTCTAAAACAAAATATAGGGTAATTAAATGAAAAGAATTAAGCACTCAAAAGTGAAGAACACTGGGGTGTTATTTGAATTATTAGTAAGACAGATAACATTAGAGGTTCTAAACGGAGATAAAACGGAAAATGCAAAGAAAATTGTTAAAGAATTCTTTGCACCAGGAAAAGAGTTAAATAACGAATTACGTCTTTATGAATTATTATTAAAGGAAAAGTATAGCTCCGAAGTTAGAGCTGAAAAGTTTGTTGATACTGTATGTGAAGCATACAATAAGTTAAATGTTAATAAACTAAACAAAGAAAAATACAATTTAATAAAATCAATTAAAGAAAATTTTGACGTAGAACAATTTCTTTCTTCCCCTATAAGTAATTACAAAGTTCTTGCTTCAATATATAAAGTATTTGAGTCAAAGAAATTACAAAATTACGATGTAAAGGATGTATTTAATTCTAAGATTAGTATCATAGAAAACATAACATCAAAACCATCTATGAAAAAATCTAATGAGAGCGATGAAGCGGCTGCATTAGTTGAAATGTATAAAAAGCAAGATAAGGATATTCGTTTGTTGACTTACAAAATCCTTATAGAAACTTTTAATAAGAAGTACACAAATTTAGATGTAAAGCAAAAAGAAATATTAAGGGAGTATATAAATAATATTAACAATACTTCTAAATTTAAGGATTATTTTTCAGTAGAACTAAAAAAATCTATAAACGAATTAACCAATTTGAATAGTAAAATCTGCGATGCCGTTACTAATATAAAATTAAACGAAACCATCTCAGTACTAAAATCTCAAAAAATTGGAAAAAGTGTAAGTGATGAACAAGTTTCAGTACTAATGCTATCTAAAGAGTTAGTTAAAGAACTAAAATCAAAACTAAAATGAACTCAGCTAAGTTAAAGGAAATCATACGAACTATCATTGGTGAAATCCAGAATGAGGAGGAAATTGAAGAAGTTTCAACTACCGGTGGGGTAGCTGGATATAATACTCCAAAAGCATTCGGTAAGCCTGAAGATGAAAATAAAAAGGCTAAAAGAATGGCTAAATCTGCGGGGTACTCTGTAGTACATGAAGTAACTAATAGATACCATCAATTAAGAAAAGAAGATGCAACGCCAAATCAAAAAATTGGTGTTGGCATTCGTAATATGAGAAATCAATTGGAAGAAATTGAAAAATTTGTTGAATGGTATTCTAAAATAAAAACAGAAAGTGACTTGAATGGATCTGATTATTGGAAACGAACTCAAAAACACTTAAATGTTATTAGAGAAAGATTAAATAAAATCTCACAAAAAATACAAAACTTATCAGTATAATGAAATTATCTCAATTAAAAGAAGAAATACGAAATATAATTAGAGAAGTAAAATTAGAAGAAGGTTTTACCAATCCTAAAGTATCCAATCCAACTGAATTAGCTAAAATTGTGTTGGGTTGGTTTGATTTTTATACTGATTACATTGATGATGGTGGGCAAAGAAGAAGAGCAATACAAAAGAATGATAATACACTCGAATGGTTCGGTTCTCACCCAGTAGATGTTAAGCAGAAGGCTTATAAGATTATGTTATCTCAATCTAAAGATAAGGGACAAATTGAAAGAACCTTTGGTAAGCATCTAAAAGAAAGAGTAACCGAAGCAAAAAAATACGATATCGGTTCTGGATGGATGGGTAATGGTTTAACTATTTGGAACAGAGCTGAAGAAGAATATGGTGATTATAAGCAAATAGCACACATCAGTAAAGATGGAACATTAAAGATTTACGATAAGGCTTTGCCAAACGATATTAAGAAGATGTTTCAAATGTGGGCAGATACTATGAAAAAAGGTGACAGACCTGGTATATACTAACAATAAAATAAAAACAATACAGAAATGAATAAAGAAACTTTGAAAGAACTGGTAAAGAATATTTTGGGTGAAGAGGCTGAATATAAAGAATTTTTCAAGAAAGCATTAGATAAGGCTGGAAAATCTATACCTGATATGAGTGATGATGAGAAAAAATCATTCTTCACTAAAATTGATGCCGCATGGGATGGTAAGGGTGAGAAAAAAAATGAAGGAAACACTTTTGGTGCTGAAAGAGCTAAAGCTATTGCCAGTGGTGATGACTCATTTAAGGTTGATGGTAAATCATTCAAAGTGACTGGAGTTGATGCGGAAGATAAAGAAAACGCTGAAAAGTTTTCTAACGAAAACACTGAATTGCCAGCAGCAACATTACCAGCTTCAATCAAAGCAAAATTAGGCATGGCTGTTGATAAAATTAAAGACTCTAAATTATCTTACAACCAAAAAGTTCAAGTAGTTGGACAGGTAATGGATGGTTTAGGTATTGATAAAAGTGAGTTCACTAAAATGAGTTCAAAGTTAAAAGGTGCTATGGGTTCTTCAAACGAAGGAAATACTTTCGGTGCTGAAAGAGCTAAGGCAATTGCTAAAGGTGATGACTCGTTTAAGGTTGATGGAAAACCTTTCAAAGTGACTGGAGTTGATGCGGAAGATAAAGAAAACGCTGAAAAGTTTACAAACGAAGAAGTGAAAGTTGGTCAAATGATTAAGGTAGTTGATAATCCACATTGGGAAGCAGCTTTAGGAAAAAAAGGACCATTCAAAAGAAAAGTAAAAATGGTTGATGGTGATAATGTATTCTTTACCGATGGTTCAAACTCTTCTATGAAATATGTTAAAGAAGAACAATCAGTAAACGAAGAAAAATATACTGTAATTGACCCGAAGGGTAATCAAATGGGAGCTAGTGATAAGATGCAAGCTACAATGATTGCTAAGAAAAAGGGTGGTGAGAAAGCTGGATACTTTGTAGTTTCTAATAAAAACGCATTGAAAGCTAGAAGAGCATTGGAAAAGTTTAAGGGAGATTTTACAAATCCAAAACTTAAAGATATGATGGCTGACCTTTTCTATGAGTCAGTAGAAGAAGCAAATACAATTTCTGCACCTGGAGAATGGGTAGCATATTTATCAATGACAAGAGGTAAAAAGTTATTAAAAACTTTTGATACCGCTAGAGGTGCTAAGCAGTTTTTAAGTAAAAATGTAGATAAATTATTGGGTGGCGCTAATGTTGAGAGTGTAGGTATAATGACCAAACAACAATGGGATGAGAGAGAAGCCAAATACGCAATAGAAGGTGTAAACGAAGCTGTTGATGTTAAAGCTGGGGGATATCGTCTTGTATCAAAACCTGATGAAGGAGTTAAACTATATTATGGTGGTAAAGTAATTGCAACCGGATTTTATGATATGGATGATTGGTATTTTTGGATGAAGCATTCGAATTGGAAAGGAAGTGATATGGGATTTAATAATCCTAAAGAGATAATCAACTATTTTAGAGCAAAAAAGATTACAACCGAGTCAGTAAACGAAGCATCAAAACCAACTATTAAAGTTGTAAATAAACTTAAAAATGAAGAAGGTATCCAAATAGTAGTAACTAAAACTACTGATGGTGAAACAATGTATGGTGGATTTGTAGTTCGTGGTAAACTTCAAAAAGTTATTCCAGTTGGTGCAAATAGTTCTAAAGAAGGTGTTAAAAAGAGAGCATTGCAGATTTGGGACGAATTTGGAAAACAATTGGGTGAGAAGATAAACGAGGATAAAATTGACTGGGCAGATTTTTACAAAATGGCTAAAGATACTTCAGGATACAATCCTAATTTTGAAAAAAAATATGGAAAGGTATTGAGTAGACCTCATGTTGCAGATGCAGTAAAAACAGCAAAAGATTTCAAATCATTTATGCAATTTATACAAAAATTTGAAAACATAAACGAAGGAAACGCTTTTGGAATGGCGGTAACTGCGGCTAAAAAAGAAGGATTGAAAGAGTTTGAGTTTAACGGAAAAATGTATAAAGTTAAGCAAGGTTCTTATGAGAAAAACGAAGCCGCTAAAAAACCAGTAGTTTTATCTGGATTTACTTTAGTGCCTGAAAAGAAAAAATAAGTTATAGCTAAATAATATTTATTTATTATGTGTAATTGGAAACTTCACCATATAACTACCTAGCATTTAAGTTAGTATTAAATAATTCTATAATAGAAAACTTTATTATAGATAACAATATTGACATTTTAGCTTTTGTAGCCTATATTAGGAAATCAAATGATGTAGAGACCAGATTTATAAAAAATACAATAAACAATAAAAATGATATTTATTATAAAGAGATTTTGATAAATAGATTTAGAAAACTAAATAAATAAAAATGAATAAGGGATTATTAATAGAAACTCAATTATTTGAAGGCAAGGTTCAAGAAGATGCCAGTGGTAGAGTTTTGGTAAACGGAGTTTTACAGAGAGCTGGTGCAGAAAACCAAAATGGTAGAGTGTATCCTAAATCTATTCTTGAAAGAGAAGCTAAAAAGTATGAGCAACTAATTAAAGAAAGAAGAGCATTGGGGGAATTAGACCATCCAGACTCTTCAGTAATCAACTTAAAAAATGTATCACACAACATTAGAGAGATACATTGGGAAGGTGATGATTTAGTTGGAACTGTTGAAATACTCCCTACTCCATCTGGTAACATTCTAAAAGAGTTATTGAATGCCGGAATACTTTTGGGTATATCATCTAGAGGTATGGGTTCAACTAAACCTGTTGGAGGTAATAAGGTAGAAGTTCAAGAAGACTTTGAATTAGTTGGTTGGGATTTCGTATCTAACCCTTCAACTCATGGTGCATTTATGAGACCTATGAATGAGAGTGTGAATAAAAAACTGCAAGAGCAGACGAATGTATGTGGAGATTATTGCAGAGCGCAAGACCTTATGAGAGAAATAATAACTGAAATTGGATAACAAAATGGCAAGAGAAGAATTTGATATATATAATTATGTTCATAAGAACAAATTTAACTTAAAAGTTGAAGAACCTGCACACGCAACTAAAGTTGCTAAAGCGTATAATGATATTCGTAAAACCAACATCAATGAAATTAAAATTGTTGATGGTAAGTTTTCATTATCAGAGTCATTAAGTTCTAATACAGATAGACCATTTGCAACTGAAGTTAAAAAGCACTTTTTGGAAATCATTTCTACATACACATCATTCCACGAACAAATGAAGAGAAACTCTGACATTGTGGAAACTGCTGATACATTAGGTGGTGTAATTGAGGCTGCTAAAACTCTCACATTGAAAGAAGCTGGTGATTGGTTTGATAAAGTAACGGTGAAGCGTAATATGAAAGAATTGGACAGATTGGATGCATCATTCGATAAGGTAGCAAAAGAAGCCAGAGCATTGGACCAAAGATTACACGCACTTTACGAAGATATGGGTAATATTTTGGGAAGATACTATGAAATCTCAGACTTAGATCCTGCTGTAATGAGAGAGAGATTGGGATTAAAAGAAAAAGTTGAAGAGTCTGTATATAGTGTAGTTGTATCACAGAATGGTAGAAAGATTGGTAAGAAAACCACATCTAAATCTCAATTAAAAGAAACTGTTTCTAAATTAAAATCAAAATATACTAACTCTACTATTTCTATATTAAACGAAAGTGGTAAGGTTGTAAAAATTGTAAAATAATATAAAGATGATAAAATTAGGCGGTTTGATTAAAGAAGCATTGGGAAAGCCAGGACAACTAATCCCAAATCCTTATGCTAGAGCATTTGCTCCTATAAAAGAAGCAGATGAGGATCATGAAGTTAAAATGGCTCAAGGGCAGTTGGATTACATTATAAAAACCGCTAATGAATTAAAACAAAAGCTGGGAAATGCTGAAAAGAATATTCCAGGTTGGATACAAGACCATATAAGTAAAGCACATAGTTATTTACACCAATCCAATTCAGGTTATCACGAATACAATGGTGGTATGAACGAAGAAGCACCTTGTTGGAAAGGATATCAGCAAATTGGTATGAAAGAGAAGAATGGTAGACAAGTTCCAAATTGTGTACCTAATGAGTCTGTAGTAAACGAAATTGGTGGTATTTCTAAGGTATTTGTTGCTTATATGGCATTACAAAATAAAGTAAGAGAGTTGGAAGATACTCAAAAAGCATTATTACAACCTTATTTAGATGCAAAAAAATCAAACAACATTACTGCTATGAATAAAGCGATTGATGCACTAAAGAAGAACCAAAAAACTTTAGACTCATTCCGTAAAAATTTAAGTAAGGTTGAAACTAGATATATCCAAAACTTAGATGCAGATGCTGAATACGAAGGTGAATAAATAATATATTTAGAATAAAAATTGAAAAGGTTTGGATTTCCAAACCTTTTTTTGTATATTTGTGAGTATGAATATAAAACCATTTTCCATATTAGATACGAGAACTAAAGAGTGGCAGGATAGAAAGAGGTGGTGGATACGAACTCATAACATCCAGTCCGAATTAGGTAGAGAGGATACTCAATCCAATAGTAAGTTTTGGGAAACTGATGAAGTATCTGTATCCATATTTGATGCTACCTTATGTGAGTTGATGTATAAGTGGTTTGTTCCAAATGGTGGTAAAGTATTGGACCCATTTGCGGGTGGTAGTGTTAGAGGTATAGTTGCGGAGGAGAGTGGATACGAATACATCGGTATAGATATATCCACAACACAGATAGAAGCGAATAAATTACAATCTTCCAAACCAACCTATTTAGAGGGGGATAGCGAGGTTCTGTTGGAAACCCATATACCAAATGGTTCTGTTGATTTTGTCTTCACCTGCCCACCTTATTATGATTTAGAGGTATATTCCAATAATCCCAATGATCTATCCAATTTATCCGTAGAAGAGTTTGATAGCAAGTATCGCTCCATACTCAAAAAATCTGCGGATAAGTTAAAAGATAACCGATTTTTTAGTGTAGTGGTAAGTGAAGTGAGAGAGCAATCCGTAACTGGAAATTACAAAATTGGAAAGTACAAAGGGTTAGTTTGGAAAACGATACAATTTTTAGAGGAGTGTGGATTATCATTCTATAACGATATGGTACTTTTTAATTCACAACACCAAGCATCTAGAGTAGTGGATACTTATTTTGAAAGAAACCGAAAGGTGGCATCGGTACACCAAAACATATTGGTATTTGTGAAAGGTAATCCTGATATAGCAACCGAAACCATAAAAAATGGCGATAACTTTGTATGTAGAGTAAATGGAACTCCCTATCGTTCATTTAGGGAAGCTGCAATCCATATAAATCCAAATGAATTAGTAGCAACTGAAGTCCAAAGAAGGTGTCTATCTACCAAATCCAAATACAAAGAGTGGCAGATAATTGGTGAAGAAACCAAACCTGTAATACGATATGAGATTGATGGAATACCATTTGAGTCACCATTACAAATGACGGATTTAATTGGAGGTGATATCACAGAGGGTCAAATAAGAGGTTGGATAAACTCAAATAATCCACAATGGAGACATTGGAGAGTGGTAGATGAAAGTAAGTGGGATATTACTTATGAGGAAATGGAAAACCTATGGGGAGGAGATATTCGGTTTGAGTTACCCATTATAGAGTGTGATGGTAGGGAGTTCATATCACAGAAAGATGCGGCAGAATACTTTGGTATAAGTGTTGAAAGGGTTAGGCAAAAATTGAAATCGGACAAATATATCGATTGGAAATATCTTTTTTAGAAACTAATATATTTATATCTATAAAATAAACAGATATAAGTATGCCAGCAACATCACAACAACAACAAAAACTTTTTGGATTAGCACTATCGGTGAAAAGGGGTGAAACTCCACGAAGTGAAGCCAGTGATGAAGTATTGAATATAGTAGATACTATGAGTGAAAAAGATATTAAAGATTTTGCAGCAACATCTCATAGTGGATTGCCTACAAAAGTAGAAAGTTTAATACGAAACTTAGTAAGAGAAACTTTTAGAAATGAGGTACTAAGTGAAGGAGAAGAGCAGTTAGATGAAAAACTAATTACATTCTCAAACAGAGCACCTTATGGACAGATTGTGTTTATAGCAGGTGGAGCTGGTAGTGGTAAAGGATTTGCAGTATCAAACTTTTTGGACTCATCTGGATTTAAGGTGAGAGATGTAGATGAGATGAAAAAGCAAATCCAAAAGTTAAACGCTATTGGTAAAATCTCAATCGATCAAATTATCCAACGATTTGGTAGAAATATCGCACCAAAGGATATGGATATTATAAAGAAAATACAGGCAGATGGATTTGAGTTGAAAACAATGAACTTAAAAAATCCAGATCATGTGTACGCATTACATATTCTCGTAGATGCTATGGGTATCAAAGATAAAACTTTGGAAAATATGTTAGCGGCAAAATCTAATCCAGAAACACTACCAAACATTATTTTTGATATTACTGCGAAAAAAGTGACTTCAATAACTGAAGTATTACCAGGATTAGAAAGTGTAGGATATAAAGCTGAAAATATACACTTAGTTTGGGTTCTTACCGATTATAACATTGCAATCAAACAAAATGCGGAAAGAGAAAGAGTTGTTCCTGCGGATATTATGTTACAGACTCATGTTGGAGCTGGAAACACAATTTGGGGAATTGTAACTTCTGCATTACCAAAGGGTATGAATGGTAGAGTGGATGTGATACTAAACAATCAAGAAAACACTATATTCTACATCCAAAGAACAACTGATAAAAAAACTGGAAAGAAAAAACCTGTTGTATCTGGGTTCTTATCCTTACCTGTTAAAAAGCAGGGTGGTGGGATACTTCCAGAAAAAGTATGGAGAGATATACTTTATAAGTGGATTAAAGATAACGGTCCAGAAGAATTGACATCCAATATGTAATAATAAATGGGGAGTAATTAGAACTCCCTATTTTTATTTCTAAAGAAAAAATTATATTTTTTATTGTTTTATAAAAAAGTATATACTTATTATTATAATAATCCATATTATATGGATTTGTTGGTTAATGAATACCCACCAATTTTTTATGTGAGGTCACCGAACAACCAATCCTTAACAATTTTTATTGTGGTTTTTTAATAACCATAGAAGAGACAAAACAAAGGATTAAACAATGTCTAAAAGTAAATTATTGAAAGAAGCTATTGCTGATGCCAAAGCGGTAAGAGAAACTGCTATTGCAAACGCTAAAATAGCATTGGAAGAAGCATTTACTCCACGATTACAAGCAGTATTATCTAGAAAACTCCAAGCCGAAATGGAAGGAGAAGAAGAAGAGCTTGAGTTGGGCGAAGAGTATGGTGCAGAAGATGTAGAAGCTACTGACTCATCTGAGTTAGGAGCTGGTGAGGGTAACACAGGAAGTGGAACAACTGGAGCAGAGCCTGAAGGTGATGCAACAGATGCTCATACTGAATTAGACCCTGAAACTGATGCGGAAACCGCAGCTCCTGGTGAAGAAGATGAAAATATGCCAGTTGCTGAAGGTGAAGATGAGTTCGATTTCGAAGATGAAATGGGTGGAGAAGAAGACGAAGATGAGTTGGATTTGGAAGCTATCATTAGAGAATTAGAAGGTGAAATGGACGGTGAAGAAGAAATGCACGAAGAGGAGGAAGATCTCGCTGGTGCTGATGCAGCCGTGGCAGCTCCTGAAGTGGACGAAAAAGAAGCTGAAATTGCCGAACTAAAAGCTAGATTAGCTGAATTGGAAGGTGAAGATGCTGAAGAAGTTCCTGCTGGAGAAGAAGAAATGGATTTCGATCAAGAAATCGATTTGGATGAAATCCTAAGAGAAATGGGATATGGTGATGATGAGGAAGTTACTGAAGAAGAGGAAGTAGATGCAGCTCATGCAGCTGAAATGGAAGCTGAATTGGAAGAGGCTTATAAGACTATCAAATCATTAAGAAGTACAATCAATGAAGTAAATCTTCTAAATGCAAAATTACTTTACACTAACAAATTGTTCAGAGGTTACAACCTTACAAATGAGCAAAAAGTAAAAGTAGTTGAGAACTTAGACAGAACTTCATCTGTAAGAGAAGTAAAATTGGTTTACGCTACACTTGCTGAAAGTATGAAGTTCACAGGTACAGAGAAAAAAGCATCTATTAAGAAGAGTATCACCGAAGGGTTAGCTTCTAAGAAGACTGCTTCAACTGCACCTAAGAAAGAAATTATCAGTGAAAGTGCCGATACAATGGCTAACAGATTTAAGAAATTAGCTGGTATCATTTAATAATAAATAAAAAACAAAACAAATAAAATGGCAAATTTTGATTTAACTAAATTAATGGAGGGTAAAAACCCACAGTCCGTAATGTTGGAACAAACAAGAGGATTGAAAAACAAATGGACTAAAACTGGTCTATTGGAAGGTTTGAAAGAAAGAGATCAGCATGCAATGTCTGTTCTCCTTGAAAACCAAGCTAAGCAATTATTGGATGAGGCAACTCAAACTGGTACTGCTGCTGGTTCTGAAGAGTGGAGTGGTGTTGCTCTACCTTTGGTAAGACGTATCTTTGGTGATATTGCATCAAAAGAATTCGTTTCCGTACAACCTATGAACTTACCATCTGGTCTTATTTTCTATCTAGACTTCAAATATGGTAATAGTGTAGCTGGAAGAACTGCTGATACTGAGTCATTGTTCGGTGGTAACGCAAGTGGTAAATTAGGATCTACTAACGTAGCTGCTAACGGTCTTTATGGTGAAGGACGTTATGGTTATTCAGTAAACGAAGACTCTGATACCGTATCTTTCACTTCTGCTTCTTTATCTGGTATCGCTGGATGGGCTGAAGTTGGATATGACGGAGCACTTTCTGCATCTGTTGCAGCTGGTCAAATCTTTAGAATTACGGTAGCATCTTCTCAATTGACTCCAACTTTGGCTGGTTCAACTGTTGATGCTGAAGCTGTTCGTTCATTCGTAGTTTCTGGTTCTAATGTTATCTCTAACATTTCTCAGTTCCACGCTAAAGCTGGTTCTAACTTTGTATTCTATGTTTCTGGTTCTGCTGCAGCAACTGTTTCTGGTGTTAAGGTAACTTATTCTGTAGTTCCTGCTGATTACAACAGAGGTGACTTCGAAGATAAAGATCCTATCAACGGAACTTCTAACACTGGTCTTAACGCTGGTTCTGACCTTCAAATCCCAGAAATCGATTTGGAACTTCGTTCTGAAGCCATCGTTGCTAAGACTCGTAAGTTGAAGGCAGTATGGACTCCTGAATTGGCACAAGATTTGAATGCTTACCATTCAATCGATGCTGAAGCTGAATTGACTTCTATGTTATCTGACTACATCTCTTTGGAAATCGATTTGGAAATCCTTGATATGTTGAAGGCTAACGCTTTAACAACTGATTACTGGTCCGCAACCGTTGGTGAGGAATTGGTAAATGGTACTTGGGTAGCTGGAACAAACGCTTTGGCTTACCAGAAGAACACTTGGTTCCAAACTTTGGGTGTTAAATTGAACAAAGTATCTAACAAAATCCATCAGTTAACTCTTAGAGGTGGTGCTAACTTTATCGTTGCTTCTCCTGATGTATGTACTATTTTGGAATCAATTCCTGGTTTCGTAGTAGATGCTGAGAAGGACT